AATGCAACCGTTATATTAAGGGATGAGTCAGGCGTTGCTAGCTCAGAAATTGTGGCCACGCCTCGCATAGACGGTATTAATGGATTTATACTCGCTAGCCTACCCGCCTTTACCATCAGAATAAGAGGCTATTGAGATTAAGCCCCGCTTTACCGATGGTTGTAATTGTTTTGTCATACCATTGATTCATAATTCACCTATACTGGATTTACGCCGGTTACATCAAAGATAAAGGACGCAAGGCCTGTTGTATTGGCTGGGGTGGCAATCTCTCTGATCTCAACCGTGATGGAAACATTAGTAGTGCCTAGCGACCCTTGAAAAACTTCTATTCCTTCGCCGCCATTCAATGGCACAAACGACCCAAATATAACGCCGCCTATCGGTGTCACCGCGCCGATACCAGAATTAACTGACCGAGTAATTTTAATTTCATAATTATCTGGATCATCACCAATCACTTTAGGCCTATAATCGCCGGAATCCTCATCGTTTTTAACATTACCATCGGCGTTAATATTCCAATTTCCAGCAATATCAACAATAAACTGCTCTTGAGCAAACGAAATATTGGTTTCCGCTTGATAAGTGCCGGTCGCCGCAAGATTCCATGCTAGCGTCTCTGCTGCTGTTGCTTCTAATTGTACAATAAAATCAGGGATAGTTCTTGGGCTTGCTACCGGATCAAGTGTGACGCTTAATAAGGTGGTTTCATGAGTTGGCGGTGTTGTTGTGTCGGGCGCGTAAACGTCTTCATTATAATTCAATAATTCCAAAGTGACATAACCGTCTTTTTTCGGTGTCCTTTTTTGCAGTAAATAGTCTCTTATCTTTTGCTCGCCGGTTAACGCAAAGGTATAAAGAGTGCCTATCTGATAATCCAAATCGCCCCTTATTCTGATGGTAAAGGCGGGTAGGCTAGCGAGTATAAATCCATTAATACCGTCTATGCGAGGCGTGGCCACAATTTCTGAGCTAGCAACGCCTGACTCATCCCTTAATATAACGGTTGCATTAGGATTTCCGTCAAAGTCAACGGCGGTATTTGTTTCAACCGTAAAGCTTGATATTCCTTTCACCTCGCCGCTTTGGGCCTTAACGTCTGTGCCGTCGGCGTTCGCAATCCTATCGCCCACCTGAGCCAATAAACCGTCGTTGGTTGAATCAAATTTAACGGAAGTTCTAATTAACTTTAACTTAAGAAATTCGATAAACCCCCTGTTCCAAGCCTGCTTGAAATTGCGTATTCCCGCTGCATCAATCTTTTTCGGATTTATAGCTAAACCAGTATTAAATTCCTCGGTAAACGCTTCTCCGGTATCTTCGAATATCCATTGTATTTCTACACCATCAAAATCATCAGGCTTTTGAAGTCGGATAGATTTCTGCTCAGACTTTGGTTTTTTATTACGCGTATTAAATAAGGTTGTTCTGACTGCCTGAACTTCATCTCGACTAAATTCTAATCGATTGCCTACTTTTTTAATGAAAACACGACATGCATTAGAGATGGTTAATAACTCATCCTTTACGCTTGATTTCTCAGCACTGAATGAATAACTAAATCTTCCCAGCACCGATCCATAAATGGGATCGATATCAAGCGCCTCTTGTATGGTGTAAAGTTCATCCAGATCAATGTCACTAGTTGCTTTGTTTCCTATAAAGCTATTAGTCATATGCTCTAAGAGGGCATCGGCAAATCTTGTAGTGGCCGTTAAAGCGGGAATAATAACCCCTCCAGCCGTGGTGTAAGTTCTTAATTTTCGGGTAACAATGGCGTTAAATTTTCGCTCTTGAGCCTGAGTTGCTTGATCGGTTGCCTGAGTTGTTAATACAATACTGCTGACATTTCCTTGATCAAAGTTCACAAGTTTAGCAACGCCGGCCAATCTTGACCATTTTGTTGTATCATAAAAAGAAGAGTCGTTGACTGTATTGCTGATCCGCTGAACCTTGGCCTGATATCGTCCCCCAGGCGTGAAAGGTGTCACTTTAAACGTATAAAAACGCTGATCTAAAGTGTTGTCTACAAGTGAAACCCTTGTTGTTTCAGTGTTCAACACATTTCCAACACTATCAATTAATTCTAAAATCAAATCGAGATTAACAGTGACATTGAAACTGGTTCCTGATCGCCTATCCGCTAACCCTCTACTGGCAATAATATCAAACCAGACTTCCTCCGTATTTCCAGGCACAATAAACGGACCAACAATATCAGCCGCTTCACTCGCATCCGCGCCAAAAGTCACCGTCCCGCCGACAAATTCCGATGTAATAGCCTCTTCGACTTCAATAGTATATTTAGTGAACCCTTCGAATGCAGGCGGCTCGGCATCAACCAAAGACTTGTCGTAGGATTTAAATGTAAACGTACTATCATTGCTCGGCGTTCCAGCAATATCAAATTTTGCACCAACTGTTAATCCTTCAAACGCCGCTAACCCCGTATTACCCGTATCGCTTTCCGTGGAGAATGTTTTAGAAAATGATGTGAATGTGACAGTGTTCGCGCTCGTACTGAATAAACTATCGTCGTTTGGCCCTTTAACCTCTTGGCCGTTCACCTCGTTTGAATTGGTAACATCGAGCAATAAAGGGATTAAATCACCTGGCTCGAAAGTCACAAATGTCGATCCAGAAATATCGCTAATTAAGGTTTCACCGCTTTTTATATCTTCAAAAGCATATTCTCCGCGCCCAATAATTAAATATTCGGTTACAAATTTAATATGTTCAATAAATTCAGTGACGGTTTTAGCTCCCAAATCGGGAAAAACTCTCATCCGTCCGTAAATATCAGGAATTCTACCCAACGGCCTGGCGAGATTAGTTTGTCCGGTAAGTCGGTTGTTAGGTGATTCATTTGTTTTAGGAAAGTTGGGGTTTTCTACTTGGGGCACTGGTGATATATCTGGCGCTAATATAACCGATGCGACAATAGCAACAATGATCGCAACAATCGCCTCTACACCTTGAGGGCGATGGATAATATTAATAATATCGCCGCTTTTGATTGTTCGGTTAAATGCGATAAAATCATTTTGGTTAATTTCGTTTTCGTCTTTTACATCACCTAAAAATAGCTTAGTCGGTACGTCAAAACCGTTTTCTCCATACTCCAGCATAAGCCAATTAAGGAGATTATCACCATCCTCAACAGGGTGAATGATGCGTTTATTGATCCCTTCTGGATCGTTGTGAATGATAATGCTAGCTGACATATCGATAATATTCTAATCGTTTAAATAGTTTAATCATGAGTTTAACAGGGTGTATTTCTGATTGACCTGTCTCGCGTGTCATGGAGTGCAATATTTTTCCTTTCCCAATATAAATACCGACATGATCGGGCCTTAAAGATTGACGCCCGATCATCATAACGACATCGCCCTCATTAGGTGTATTGGTTTTTTCCCATTGATTCGAACCATCTCTGATTTCTTCTATTTTATTCGTGGTTTTTGATGGATTGTTAATATTATCAATCTCAAAATGGGCCAATTGGATATTAAAAAGCCCCATATAAATCATTGAGACTAAACCCCAACAATCAGCCCCTTCAAATGAAGACTGGCCACATACCCACGGAATGCCGATATAATCATTGTAATCCATCATATCAACCTGAGGCTTGGGAAACGCTCGATAAGATATAATTCTCCCGCTCGCTTGATTGCAAAATTGGCATCTTCTCCGGTAAATGTCACCGCTTCATAACTTTTGAAAGAGACATCAGCAATCGACATGTTTAAAACTAATACCGGTTCGGTTAAATCACCGCTATAATATTTACGGTAAATTAATTCAATGGGTGTGAGTGACCCGTTTTCTGTGATCTGCTCTAGTTGATCGCTCACTTCATTACCAACCGCCCCTAAATTAACCGATAATACCTGCTCTATTTCTCCATTCTCACCAGGTTCATTAATGTTCATACTGATCGCGGTAAACAATACACTGGTTGATGGATTTCTTGGAGCGGTTGACTCGAGCGTTAAACTAACATCCTTAAAATCTTGAACAAATCTTAACGTTTGGGAAAAATCCGTATGAAATAATTCAATCGTCCTGAACTCCCTTTGAGCTTCCGGCATACTGGAAACAAACTTTTCATATTCATCTAAACTGGCCATTAAAACGCATCCGGCAAATTAATTTCTATAATGTCGTTGAATTGGTTAATCCAGGACTCCAGATTGCCCGTAATAGCCTCCCTTAAGGCTAAGACCTCGTTAAAGTCTGATAATGTATCGTATTGCTTCTCAACCGTTACAAGGCTTGCTGTGACCTTCCATAGCTTCCCCTGTAAACTGGGTTTGTATGCTTTATTAAAATAACATTCATGTAACTTTAACCCAGCTCCCACCTGTAAATTCATAATGAAAGAAATAGCGCCAAACTTTAACGAATGTTTGTAAAACCCCTCGAATACCTGAAAGTCGGTTGCTTGAAACAACCAATTAACGGTTGGAAATGATGGCCCATCTTCGGATAATAGCTCAAATCTTGGCGGACCTGTCTCCACATCATTACGTCTAACCTTGTTAGAATCGGGATGAGTGTATCCGGTAACGATCGGAATAGGTAAATTAGTCGGGTAATCGACGGCCATTAGATATTCCTCGTTAAGTTAAAGCCTGTGCGGATCGAGTCAGATGTTTCACCGCGACCGCTCGCCAGGCTGCTATTAACCTGCTCGACTGCTTGGATCGCCGCCCTATCGATAGCAATCGTTAATTCACCTTGAGTTACGAAAGGCTCGCTTACCTCAACTAAATCAGGCGCGTTATTGTTAATCGTTACATTCATACCACCACTACCGCCGCCTCTCATACCGCTAGCGGGGAT